GGCGGCGGCCGCGGGGCGCGCGTTCAGCGCCGGGGCCGGGGCCGCGGACATATTCCGCGAGCGCGGCATTCTGAATGTGATTAAGGATTTCAAGGGCCTTGAGAACGCGTCGGACCTGGCCAACATGTCGCTCGAAGAATTCCGCAAGGCCATGTTCGAGGCGGCGTCGAGCGCGGAGAGCGGCATCGGCGGCATGACGGACAAGATGGCCAAAACCTGGGCCGGGCAGATCAGCATGATGCAGGACGCCTGGGTCCTGTTTTTGAACAGGATCGCGGACGCCGGCGTGTTTGATTTTGCGAAGAAGGAAATAGGAAGGCTTCTCGCCTCCGTGGATGAACTTGCCGAAAACGGGCAGCTCGAAAAGTGGGCCAAGCGGGCGAGCAACGCACTCACGGACATGTACGAGTGGACCAAAAAGCTGCTTGCGGGCGCGGTCTCGTTATTCAGATTTTTGTCCGACAACCGGCACATGGTCGCGGCCGTGGCCATTGTGGCCGGCATGCTCTCCGCATACAAGAAATTCAGCGCGGCCATTGAGGCCGTGCGCTCGGCGCTGGCGGCGTATGAGTTAGCCCTTGCCGCGGCCTCTGTCAAGCTGGACACATTCACCACAGATGTGGGCTACACGGCGACCAAAGTGAAATCGTTCGGGGCGTCTCTTAACGCATTGACCCTGGCGGGGTTCATGACGGTGCTGACTTATGCCATAGGCAAAGTGATGGAACTGGCGGACATGATCAGGCAGGCCAGCGACGCCAAGAAGGAGCTTCAGGACCTGCTTGACGAGCAGCCCAACGCAAAGGCGCGGAACGCGCGGGCCGAGACGGTGATGAACAGCCTGGCGGCCGCGCAGAAAATCGCGAAAAAATACGAGGGCATGACGCCTGAAGAAATAAAGGCCGAGCTGAACAAGGGCGGAAGCAAGGCTTGGGAGGAATACAAGAAGGCTTACGAGACAATTGAAATTGCGGGGGCGCTCGGCTCGCGCGGCGAGTATGGCGAAACGGGGCGCGAAGAAACGGGCAAACAAACAGATGAGCGCCTACTGCGACAGGGCGGCGCGTTCACGAGCGACGAGCACAATACCAGACCAAAGATAAAAAAGAAAATGCCGCAAATGGTCTACGATCCGGCATCGGGGACCTGGCACAAGGAACTGCGCGAGGTTCTGGTTGAAGATCCCAGGGGGCGGCCCGACTTCGCGGCGTTTGGGAAAAAGCTGTCCGCGGACGAATTTGTGAGGCTCTCGAAACAGGCGGCCGAACTCAAGGGCACGATGGAACTGGTCATGGCCGGAAACGTGAAATATGAAAAGCGGTTCGCGCCTGGCGGAGGGCTTGGAGAGCAGATAAAAGAATACGAGCAGCCCCTCATTGGATCTGATGGCCGCAAGGCAGCGGCCGGCACGGGCAATTTCGAGGAATTGTACGGCAGGATGAGCGGATTCATGAAACCCAAGACGCTGGCCGCTCCGAAAAAAACCAGGGAAAAGACAGCCGAGGACCGCGGCCCGGCGCAGCAGGGCACCTACGCGCTGGCGCATTTTCTGAACGAGCAGGGTTTCGTGGACGAGTTCACGGCGTTCAACGACAAATTTCATAAAAAAGGAAAGCACACGCAGGGCCTGGCCCTGGACTTCAAGCTGAAAAACGCCTCTGAATCGGCGGCCGTGAAAAAATACATCGAGGGATTATTGCGGCAGGCCGGGGTCAAGGGCTATGTGAAGGACGAATATCTGGACCCGAGCGATGATTCAACCGGCGCGCACATACACGCGCAATTTGCCGATCAGAAAAATGCGCAGAAATTTAATCGCTGGTTCGCGGCGCTGAAAGGCGGCATGGCCAGCGGACCCCAGGCGTTTGAGGACGAGCAATGGTACGCCGGTGTGAATGAAAAGCGCGCGGCCGCCGCGGAGCGCGCGCGCACCGAGGCAGAGCGCGATGCCAGGGAGCGCGAGCAGAACCTGAACAGGCTGGGAGGCAGGCTCACGGACATGCTCGAAGACTTCGAGGCAGAGGCCAGGAAGAAAATTGAACAGAACGCGCTGTTCAGGGAACTCAAAACAGAGCTTGTGATGAGTCCCGAGGACAAGGCCCGGCGCGACGCGCGGAAAAGAGGACAGGAGATATATGAAGAAAACGCCGGGGCCGTGGGCGCGCCCAGAGCCAGGGAACTGGGAGACCTGTATGTAAAGAAAGAACTGGCGCGAATAGACGAGGAAGAGCGGCAGAAAAAACAGCAGGAAGCGGCCGCGGCGAAACAGAAAGCCCGCGGCCTCACGGACATCCGCATGGCCGGGGCCTCCGAGTTCGATGTGCAGCGCGAAGCGGCCCGGCGCGACTACGAAGACAAGCGCATCGAGTACGGCGACCTCACCGAACTGCACCGCGAGTACCGCCTCAAGCTGCGCGAAATAGACGCCGCGGAAATGGAGCACAAAAAGGCGCAGGCTGGCTATTGGGCGCAGTTCGAGTTTGCACAGCTTCAGCGCATGCTCTCGGACACGGCCACGGCCGAGGCCGAAAAGGTGCGCATCCGCGAGGAGATCAGCCGGCGCATCCAGGACAACGAGATCGGGCAGCAGGAAGCCATGCGCCAGGGGTGGAGCGACACGGTGAGCCGCTTCGCGCAGGATGCGCAGATCATGGTGGAGTTCGGCCAGCAGGCCGCGGAGCGGCTGCGCACGGGTTTCAGCGACACTTTCTTTGCGTTTTTTAAGCGCGACATCTCGAGCATCAAGGACCTGTGGCGCGACATGCTCGGCAACATCCGGGACATGTACATTCGCGCGTTCAGCGACATGCTGGCGCGCAAGATGATGATGGGCCTGTTCGGCGGCGGGCTGTTCGGCGGCGGCATGCAGCCGGACGGAACGGTCTCCGCAGGCCCGCCCAAGGGCAGCAAGGCCGCGGGGCTGCTGTCCGTGTTCGGCCTGTTCGCCGAGGGCGGCGTCACGGACCGCCCGGCCATCTTCGGCGAGTCCGGGCCAGAGGCAGCGGTGCCCTTGAGCCGCAACCGCAAGATTCCCGTGGAAATTCTGCGCGGTGGCGCGGGCAATCAGCAGCAGATTGTGCAGAACACTTACCAGTTCAACATCCGCACGGACGACGCCCAGAGCTTTGTGCAGGCCCGCGGGCAAATCATCGCGGCCATCGCCGAGGCCAGCGCCCGCGCCGTGGCGCCGCTCGCCGTGGCCACGGACATCGAGAACGCGGGCGTGATGCGCCAGTATTTCGCGGGGTGAGGGTGCAGCGCGCAGGGTGCAGGCAAAGGCAAAGGCGAAAGGCAAGGATAACCACAGAGGCCACAGAGGGCGCAGGGAAAAGCGAAAGGCGAAAGGCGGATCACGAATGAACACCAATAAAACCAGAATGCACACGAACGAGTCTTCGTGCTTATTCGCCTTTAATTCGTGCCAATTCGTGATCAACGGTTTCGGTTTCGCTTTTGCCTTGCCGGAAGCCGGAAGCCGGGAGACGGGAGCCTGCCCACATGCCCACGCCTGAATTCACATACACGCCAAACTACACGTACCCGGTCTCGGATGAGTGGGACACGGGCGTGAGCGCCAGCCGCAACGGAACCGAGCGCCGCGCGAGCCGCCGCGCATCGGCGCTCAAGAGCTGGGATCTTGATTTCCGCACGCTCACGGAGAGCGACGCCACGGGCATGCAGACTTTTTTTAATGCGCGCAAGGGCCGCTACGAGGCGTTCCACTGGACCTGCCTGCTGGATTCCACGCAGTACCTGGTGCGCTTTGACACGGACAAGCTGACCTTCGAGAAAACGGGGAACAAGCGGTTCCGCGTGAGGGTGCCGCTGCGGCAGGTGACGGCGTGAGGCGAGCGAGTTGCGTGTAGCGGGTAGCGCGTAGGGAAAAGCAAAGGCAAAGGCAATGATAACCACAGAGGACACAGAGGGCGCAGAGAGGCAGAGGGCGCAAAGAAAAGATGCAGGGCGCGGCCGCCGAACCGCGCCGCCCGCAGGGCAATCAATGAGACACGGAGAGGGAATCATGGACAAGACAAAAAAACTGCGAAGCCCGATCACATGGTTCGGCGGCAAGGGCGCGATGGCCGCTAAGCTGCTGGGCCTCATGCCGCCGCACAAGTTCTATGTGGAGCCGTTCGGAGGGGGCGCAAGCCTGCTGTTCGCCAAGGAGCCGTCAGCCGTGGAAACCTACAACGACGCGGACGAAGGCCTGGTGAATTTCTTCCGCGTGATGCGCGATCCGGAATTGTTCAACATGTTCTACCACCTGGTGCTGCACACGCCGTTCAGCCGCGCGGAATACAACTACTGCCGCGAGACCTGGGCCAATGAAACCGACCCGGTGATGATGGCCTACAAATGGTTCGTGGTGGCTCGCAATTCCTTTGCCGGAAACTTCGGCGCGAGCTGGGGCTACGGAGTGACCAGCTCGAACCGCGGCATGGCCAGCCAGACCAGCCGCCTGCTGTCCATCTTCGAGCTGCTGCCCGCGATTCATGCGCGCGTCATGCGCGTGCAGATCGAGCACGACTCCTGGGAAAAGGTGCTCGCGCGCCACAACCACGCCGAGACCCTGGCGTACCTGGACCCGCCCTACATTCCGGACACGCGCAAGAGCGGCGGATATGCGCACGAGCTGACGGCGGCGGACCACGAGCGGCTTGTGCGCGTGATTCTGGAGTATCCCGGCATGGTCATGCTGTCAGGCTACGCGCACAAACTCTATGCGCCGCTCGAAGCCGCAGGCTGGGACCGCGTGGATTTCGAGACCGCGTGCATGGCCGCCGGGCGCACGCGCGGCACGGGCATAATCGGCGCTGGCGCGGCCAAAAAAATGCAGCCGCGCACCGAGACCGTGTGGCGCAACCCGGCCGCGCTTAAAGCCTGGAAACAGGCCAATGACGACCGCTTTAAGGTGCGCGAACCACGCGCCGTGTACCGCACCAAACAAGATACAAGTGAGGGCTGAACATCATGGCAAATGTGAAACAGGGCGAAACCCTTATTGCATTCAAGAGCGGGCACTACAAGACCGTGAAGGGCGACTGGACCGGCGACACCGTGTGGATGCACTTCGAAAAACCTGATGGCGGGCGCATCTCCATCAACAAGGCCGAGGTCGAGTACATCGAGACCAGCGGCCCAGCGGGCGGCGTGATTCCGGACATCACAAAGAGGGGCGTCATCATCGGCGGCCCCGATGACGCGCCCGAGTCCGTGCTTCCAATTTTTCAGCCCGGCCCGGGTATCCCGGGTGTCAAGTTCATAGGCGGTGCAAAGATGCGCGATCACAATCTTACGCCGCCGCCCCAGGATCCCGGCGAAGCCGGAGAATAAACATTCCGCGACTCCGCGTCTCCGCGGTGTCCTTGAAAAAAATTTGAAGGGGGCAACACCAATGAACAACAACCGTGAAGCCGCGCAACGCATCTCCAACATGCTTGAAGACACGCCATTCAGCACGATGGGCCACGACGGCCAGCTCCTCCAGTTCCTGAACGCGCTCCAGCGCGCGGCCATCGAGGGCGGCACCGCCATCGTGATAACCGAAAAGGGCGTGGACTTCGTCTCCAACTACGACATGGGCCTGTAATTCATGTGCCCTCCGCGGCTCCGCGTCTCCGCGGTGTCCGTTGACTTTAGGAGCCTTCCAAAATGCGCACACTCCACGCGGATGTCATCACCGAGATCGGCCAACCCGCCGTCACCTTCTGCTACATCCTCGAACTCACCCTGTCCGGAGGCTCGGCGCTGCGCTACACGGACTGGGAAGAAAACCTGGTCGTGGACTCGGACACCTATTACAGCCGCGGCATGGAGTTTGGCCAGGCGGGCATGAACACCACCCTGGCCACGGATCCCATCACCATCACGCTCGACAATGTGGACGCCGCCCTGGCCGCCGCGGCCGTGGCCAACGACCTGCGCGGCGGCGGCATGGTTCTGCAACAGGTGTTCCTCAACGCCGCGGGCGCGGTCATCGGCGACCCGGTCATGGTGTGGAGCGGAACCTGCGCGCACACCGAACTCGATGAGGACGACTGCAAGGTGCACGGCAAGAGCCAGATGGCAAAGCTGGACAGAACCTGCCCGCGCCGCATATTCGACAAGTCCTGCCCCTGGGTGTTCGGGGACTCGGACTGCGCGTTTGACGCAAGCACAACGCAAGTCACCGCCCAGACCTGTGACGCGGGCGCCACCGCAAGCGAGATCGCGGACGCGGCCCGCACAGAGGCCGACGACTACTGGAAAGACGGCATCCTGACCATGACCAGCGGGGCCACGAGCGGGCAGGTGCGGCGCGTGCTGTCGAGCGCGTCCGGAACCGTGACACTCGAACACGCGCTTTCGGCCGCGCCCGCGGCCGGCGACGGGTACACGCTCCAGCAGGGCTGCGACCAGTCCTGGAACACCTGCGACAGCAGGTTCAGCAACACGGACAACTTCGGCGGCTTCGTGTCGCTCGCTGAACAGATTGTGAAGTACTGAAAGGCAAAGGCAATGACAACCACAGAGGCCACAGAGGGGCACAGGGATCGCGGCCTGCGGCCGCAAAAAAACGGGGGTTCTCCGTGTTCTCCGAGCCTCCGTGATTTCCGTGATAATCCTTGCCTTTCCCCAGCGCCCAGCGCCCAGCGCCCTGCGCGCTTATATAAAGAATATTCCAATAAAGAGCTTGCTCTTGTGGCCCAGGCCCTGGCGGCGTGGGACATGGTCATCACCGCCTACATCGAGCATGGCCACGCGGCCGGGGTGGACGCCGTGGAGCTGATGCAGGCCACATGCCCGCTGTGCGCCGAGTACCTGCGCATCGCGCGAGGCCCGCACGGCCGCTATGTGGCCACCTGC